CTGTAGCTCGTGGGGAAACCTCCACAGAAAACATAGATGAAATGGTGCGAGATTTCTGCTCTGTAGCTCCAAAGTCAAAATCAGAAGTTAGACAGAGAATATCTGATTTAATCCACCAAGCCATAGCAGAAGAAAGGGCGAGGGAGGAGATAGTTATAAGACCAACAACAACAATAAAGAGTTTTCCGATAAGTTTTGAATGGGATGGTAAACAGATTGATTGCATAGAAACTTACTATATTGATACTAAAAATACAACAGCGTTTGATTGGTCTTTGGGAAATTTTGAAGACGAACTAATTGAGGACACGTCAGAGTATTCATTGGGGCTTAACTTTTTTATAGCAGAGTTAAGTTATGAAGAGTGTGATGACGGAGATTACGCAACAGGACAACCACCGAGTGGTGGACATTCGGTTAATCTAGTAAGGGATACCGACCCCCTCGCCTCTTTAGACAAAACATTAACATAAACAAATCTAGCAACTTTGTTTACATTCAAGAAAAGTTGTAAACAAACTTAACAGATAAAGAACATTTGAATAAATAGCTTGAAATTATTCACTACTATTGATATAATATACTTAATATTCATATGCAATTTTTAGAAGAAAGAAAACAAAATAAATTTTCATATACAGTGCATGACGTTTTCGGAAAAATAATACTCTTGTCTAAAAAAAGATTAAAACCTGAAATGCTAGACGACATATTTCTTGCCGTATTCAAGACAGGAGATACGACATCATCAAAAGAATCAACAGGATATATCGATGAGGTAGATGTTCACTATCGGTACATAAAAGCTAATATGTGGGAAGATATAGTCAAAGAAGAACCAAAAAAAGGAAAGGAAACAATAATCGTCCGAATAAAACATTTTATAAATAATCTTATCAAGAGTATATGAACCTGAAAAAAGTCTACAAACTGGATGCTGAACTAGAGGATATCATGCAAAAAGAAAAAAATGAGTATTTCAAAGTTACAGACGGAAAGCATGAAAGAGTTTATACCCTAGAACGTGACGGCAAACAACAAGAAATAACAGAGGGTGTACTATGGGAAGAAGTCAGAATGGGTGGACAACAAGCAACTGCTTTTCTAACAGAAAAATATCCGATTGTGTTCGAGATCGTAAAAGAGAGAGAGTTAAAGCAGGTAGAGGTTAAACAAGAACTTACACGACAGCTAGGATTTGACCCGTCAGAACTCAACGCGGGAAGAATAATCAAGATGAGCCACGCAATTATTAAATATGAACTGGACCAAATGAGCTTATTCAAGCTTATTGTTAGTAAATTAAAAAACATACTACGATGAATAAAAAAGAGCAATAGCATTTGTAATGTTATTAGAGATGTTATAATAAAGTTAATATGCAAATAATAAACAAAGTCAAAAAGTTAAAAACTCTCCCGGTCAAGGACTTCTTGGAATTAGAATTTAATACATTAAAAGACCCGGATCGGAACGTATCAAAACTAGTAAATGCCATTATTAAAAACGGGTGGTCATTCCCGGTATTCGTATGGGCAGGGCATAATTACGTTATTGACGGCGCAGGTCGAAAGCTTGCGGTTGAACAACTTATAAAACAAGGTCATGAAATAAAAGAAATACCAGTACTTGAGATTGAGGCAAAAGACCTCGAGGAGGCAAAAAGAAAAGTGCTAGAAGTATCGTCACAGTACGGAGATGTAACAAAAGATAGTTTTCGACTCTTTGCTCAGGATTTAGATTTAGATTTTGACGATTTCAATATTAAAGGGATTGATAAAGATGTTTTACTTAGTCCAGAAGAAGCTGACGACGAAGTACCAGAAACACCAAAAGAACCAACTTCAAAGCTAGGGGATTTATACGAGCTAGGGCAACTAAGAAAGGAAACGCACAAGGATATAAACCAAGGACTATTGAAAATGATAATATGTCTACCGATGATTTCTCAGAGTTTATGAATGCAACTTTTAATGTAATGAGCGCAGTATCAAAAGACGGTACGCCTACTTATGTAGTTATGTCGGCACAGGAATGGGGGAATATGATGCTTAATCTAAACCTGAACGACTATCACTGGAGTAGCACTATTATTTGGAATAAAGACCATCTTGTTTTATCAAGAAAGGACTATCACACGAAATATGAACCGATATGGTATGGATGGAAGGATGGTACTAGATTATGCCCTGTGGAAAATAGAAAGCAATCAGATGTATGGGATGTAAAAAGACCAGTAAAATCAGAACTACATCCAACAACAAAACCAATAGAGCTTATTGAAAAAGCTCTCGTAAACAGCTCAAAGCAAGATGACATTGTCCTCGATTTATTCCTCGGATCAGGCTCAACCCTCATAGCATCAGAAAAGACAGGGCGTATATGTTATGGTATGGAGCTTGACCCAAGATATGTAGACGTTATCGTACAAAGATATGTAGACTACACAGGAAACATAGAAATTATAAAAAATGGAAAGCCACACAAATGGGAAACAAAACAATGATTACTTAAAAATCAATGGTTGAGGTAGAAACTATTTAAAAAGTATTGTATAATGATATTATGACAGATAAAGATAATACAACTACAGGGAGCAATGAGGGTGAATACAAGGTAGGCGACAAAAAGCCACCACTAGAAACACGCTTCAAGAAAGGCATAAGTGGAAACCCCGCAGGTAGAACTCCAGGGGTAAGAAACTTCTCGACTATTTATATGATAGCGCTAAGAAAGCTCGCAAACAAAAACGGAATGGAACCGGACCAACTAGAAGAAGATATAATTGTCAAAGCCTTACAAAGTAGCTATGCCGGGAACTTCAAGTATTTCAAAGACATACAAGACAGGCTTCATGGTCAACCAGTAAAAAGTATTGATCACACTACAGGCGGGGACAAAATAAGAACCAATACCATAACATTTGTAAATTACGATGGCGAATCAGAAAGTTAATACTAAATATACAAGGCTATTCACATCATCCAAGCGCTATAAAATACTCATGGGAGGTCGTGGTGCAGGGCGTTCTTATAGTGCGAGTCAATATGCAACGGCAAAGATTGAATCCCCAGAATACTTTCGATGCGCTATCATGCGACTTGTGGCAGGGGATATTCGAAACTCTATATTTCAAGATATATATGACCGAATAGTCGAGGCTGAAAACGAGGACATAATCAACATAAAAGAAAACGCTTTGATTTTTACTTGTGGCGAAAACAAAATCAACGGGATAGGCTTCAGAAAATCATCAGGCGACCAGAAGTCCAAGCTCAAGTCACTAGCAAGTTATACATGTGTTCTTATTGAGGAAGCAGATGAAGTGAGTGAAGAAGATTTTATACAGTTGGATGATTCATTGCGAAAATCCAATTCAGATATTACAGTTATACTTTTATTAAATCCACCAAGTAAACAGCACTGGATTATAAAGCGATGGTTCAATCTTATACCGAGTGAATATGCAGGATTTTACAAACCTGTTTTAAAAAATAAATACGAACACAATACCGACTTTATTCATACAACATACCTCGATAATATATCAAATCTTAATCCAAGTACTATTGATAACTGGGAGGCATACAGGGAAAACAAACCAGACCATTACTGGAACATGATCAAGGGACTTGTAAGCGAGGGATCGCGCGGGCGTATTTTCAAAGATTGGAAAATAATAAGCAACGCGGACTATGAGGCACTACCATATCCCGAATATTACGGACTAGACTTTGGATTTACAAATGACCCCACAGCACTTGTTGGTATTAAAGAACATAATAATTGTGTTTATTTTAGAGAGCTACTATATGAAAGAGGTCTTGTAAATCGCGACCCAACAGGAAAAAAACCAAGCATATCGCAACGACTAGATGAGCAAGGAGTAACAAAAGATGATATTATATATTGTGATGGTGCAGAACCAAAATCAATCGCAGAGCTAGCAATGGACGGATGGAACGTTATCGAGGCTATAAAGGGCGCAGGGAGTGTAAAAGTGGGTATTGACCTGTTACTATCTAAAGACATCTATTATACCGAGGACAGCGAGAATCTAGCCGTTGAACAACAAGAATATAAGTGGGCGCTCAATAGAGAAAAAGAACCAACAAACAAACCTGTAGATAAATTTAATCACTTAATGGATGCGGGCAGATACGGAGTATATACAAGTAGCAAAGAATCATTCATCGGATTTTCATAATATGGAAACAACAAAAAAAGAAAAACAAATACTTGCCATATTAAAAGACCTTGCTACAAAGATAGACTTCGGAAAAGTTTCTATTGATATTCTATTTCAAAGAGGCAAGATTTCAAGAATAGAAATAACAGAAAGTATAAAAAGCATTGTGCTAGAGGAATAGTATGATATAATATATTCAGCTCAAACGGAACAACCGAAAAGCATAGCCAAATGGTCATGTTTGAAAATTTCCAAAAAACAATTCAAAATGTATTTAGTAAAAAAACCCTCAAAAGTCTTGATGGTATTTTGCCATTTAATATAGGTACATATAAGTCAAGATGGGATGAGTCAAATTATCTCGATGCTTATGAAATATCCTTATATGTAAACAAATGTATAGAGAAAAGAGCAGAAAAAGTTAGTGAGATTGAATTCAAACTAATGAAAGGAGAGAACGAAGTTTTCAACAATAAACTTATTGAAATTTTATATAAGCCGAATAAGTTTCAATCAGGACGAGAGTTTTGGTCACTATTCCAAAAGTACAAAGACATCTTCGGAGAAGTATATATTCTTATTGATGGCGACATTTCTATAACTGGGGATAACCGAGTAAATGCACTTCACCTTTTAAGATCAGATAAAGTAAAACCATTTTTTAATAAAGAAACAGGAGAGCTTACAAAAGTGGAATACGCCACAGGAAACGAAACTACAACATATCAATCAAGTCAAATCATATATCACAACCGACCTAATCCGCGTAATCCTTTGCGGGGTATTTCTCTACTTGCTTCAGGTGTACGCTCTATTGAAACAGGTATTCAAATTGATGAATATCATGCAAAAGTTTTGCAGAACGG